TGCTTTAGTGCCATGTTGAATATAAAAATTCCTGTTTATAAATATATAGGGCCTAGTCTAAATTATCAATGATGTTATCTTCGTTCAAAACATCTGGTTGTTCGAACAGTTTTGTCTTTCTAACAGGAAAAAGTTTCTCTAGGGCTTTTTTGTTTTGCAAGTAGATTCCCATGGTGTTTTCGTTGGTTAGACCGAGCGATAGATCCATAGAATCTTCTCCCTTTTCTTCCGAGGACTTCATTCCTTTCTTTCCAAGAGGATCGCGACCGAATACGTCTTGATCTGTTCCGATTATAGACTTGTACTTCTGTGGCCTTCCAGGAACTTTCTTAGGCTCGTAAGGATTCAGTTCGTCGTATCCCGTAGGTAGATCCAATTTTGAATCTCCCTTTCCTCCGTATAGGCTTGCCAACTGGTGAGGAGTACCAAACGCTTGTCCTGATTCTGAAGGATCGTTTCCTTCCTCTTCGATCTGTTTGTATCTGAACGTTCTCTTCTTGTCTTCGAGTATCTGATCTTCGAGTTCTGCGTACTGATCTTCTGAGAAGTGGAATATCTTGTCGTAGATGAAGTCCCTTGGCAATAGTGCAGACTCCATAGCTTGGTTTGCAAGATCCACTTTCTCTTTGAATAGCGCTATCCTTTCTTGGTCGTAGATAATAGAAGGGTTAGTAAGAGATATCGTAAAATTTGCGGCTGATTCGTTCGTGTATCCATTTGCGTATAGGTGTACTAGTCCGATTTTGGTTAGTTCAGATATTGCAATCTTCTGAATCCTTTCAACTGTTCTTGCGAAACGAATGTCTTCTGCTGCAAGGGTAGCTTTACCTGTCAAATCCTTTTCGTATCCCATGAAAGCTTTGGGTATCTTTAGGGCTGCGAAAAGTTTCTCTTTGAAGTAGTTTACGTCTTCGATTCCGTTGTAGTCCAAGCCTTTAGCGGTGTCTATTCTTGTAGTCTGGTCGTTGCCACGGACAGGAATAAAGAAGTCTTCAAGCAAGTTCTGTTGGTTGTACTTAAGATTGTACTGACCTGTGTTTGGATCCATGAGAGGAGTCTTCTTCATCTTGTTGATCATCCTCTGCATGTAGTTCTCAACCTCAGTTGGAGGTATCGCACCGACGTTAACGTAGAATATCCTTCTTTCTGGAGCCCTTACGATACGATGAATCAACATCGCGTCTTCGATGAGCACGTACTGCTTGAACAGCTTACGAGCTGGCTCTAGGTAAGATCTACCGTAAGGAAGATAGTTTACGTCTCCAGTAAGCCTGAAGTGCGCCATCTCGTAGTTATCGAAGTATATTCCTGAGTCGTTTTCGTTGAACGTGTTAGTGTATCCTGCAGAGTTTGTCAACGCTGCGTTAGGATCGTATTTGAACCTAACTTCATTTGGATTTTTAGGGTTATAACCTTCTTCCCTAACGATGTTGTAAGAAGAGAAAGGAATTACGTTGTAAACTCCATAGTCTTCAGCGATTTCCATTTTCAAGAAGAAGTCACCATATTTGCACATGTTACGAATCCAAGACCAAAGGTTAAATTCTACGTTGAGTACTGAATAATATAAGTTGTAAAGAAGCTTTTGAATGTTTTCGTCGGAAGATCTGATCTGTAGTACTTCTCCCTGTTCGTTCTTTAGAGTCGCTTCGTCAGCGATAATATCGAGAGCTGACGCTACAATTGCGTCCGTGTCCATAGCGTCGTAATCAGCGTATATTTGAACCCTTGCAGAGCGATAGTTCTGCGCCAAGTTCAAGTTCACACCGTATGCTGTAGAAGTTGTGTAGACTTTGTTGAACCTGTCTATGAGAGAGTTTGTCTGAATGACACCGGAAGTTTGTATCTTGTCGGAGTCGATCACTTTCAGCATGCCACCGCCTTCGTTGCGTATGATTACGTCCGTGGAAAACAAACGCCTTAGCGCTGTAAATAAATTCTCTGGTGGTCTTTGATTTTCTGCCATTTCTGATAATAATTATGCGCGTTTAGAGTAACCATCGCAAATCTTCCACGTCTCCACCGTTTTGATTTGGAATGTTCATCTGCCATGGATTGCTATTGAAGTTACTGTTTGCGTTGTATAAACTGAATCCCGAATCGGTCTTCGTAAAATTGCTTAAGCTGTTTCTTAGTAGGTTGTCCGCTTCCGTCTTGTACCTCAAAGAAGTGTCCCTCAAGTACATACCGATTGCGAAAGACATCACTAGGTCATCGTTGTATCCGTTCATCGCCACACCAGAATCGTTCTTCCACACAAACACTCTGAGCTCTTCCAACAGTCTTAATGATCGTATGTTTACGAACTTATTTTCTACCAAATCTCTCATCTTTGCGATGACCAGAGGCTTGGTGCGACTCGTGGTAGAGAATCCTGGCACTAGAGCGGAGTTGGTCGTTTGGTACTTGTCTAGATACTTCTGAAAGTCCATTCCGATTTCGGTACGATAGCTGTAGTGTACGTTTTGGTAACCGCTCTCTACGACCGATTGTACAACGTCCCAACCTATGCTGGCGTTCTCTATGACGAGCAACGCATTGTTGTATTCCATTGCCGCAGAGAGTAGGATCTGTGCGTACTCTCTCGTTCCTGGTTGCGATTTATATTCCGCTACTTGAGTGATGGTCTCCATCTCGAAGACTTGGAAAGCAGAAAAATCCGCTCCGTCACCTCTCGCAACGTCAGCCACAATGGTATAAAACTTCCTAGGATCTGGGTACTCCCAAATCCAATATCCTTTATCAAGACCACGTCTCTCTATAGGCTCTTTTAGTGTGTTAGTCTCGTACCAATTTAGCACATCGGGTGGAATTACGGTGTTACCGGAAGTTACGAAGTCACAATCGCACTCTTGCGCAGCGTTCCTAACTCCGAGATCCTTGTCCTGTTGATCTCGCCAATTCTGGTCCCTTTCTGGATGTACGGTCCATGGCAAAGATATCGGCAAGAAACTGTTCTCTTTCTTTTGGGCCTTAGTATAAGTCTGATGGAACCAGTTACCTACGCCGTTTGGAGTAGATAGGGCTATGGCTCCACCACCGGTAGCTAACGTCTGTTGAGCGGATGTGAATATCTCTTCGATTCTATCGATGAACGCGGCTTCGTCTATGATCAGTAACGTTACGGCTTCGGAACGGGCAGCGTCTCCTGCTGCGGATACCGCTTTTATTTGCGATCCGTTGTTAAGTCTAAGACTCAATCTGTTATCTTCTGTTGCGGGTATCTTTAGCCAGTTCGGTAAGTTCTGATACGCAAATCGCACCTTAGTAACCATGTTCTTAGCGGTAGCCTGAGTGGTCGCGATTACGAGCACGTTCTTATCCCTTTGAAACAGCATAAGCCACAGAGAGTAAGCGGAAACTAGGGTGGATATACCCAACTGCCTAGACTTGTTAATTACGGTAAATTTGTTCGCTTGAAAGAGTCTTAGTACCTTCTCCTGAAAAGGATACAGATTGAACAACATGCGGCCACGTTGAGGATGTTGGATCATGTAGTACTTCTTCATGAAATACACAGGATCCGTTGCGCACTTGACGAATTCCTCTTTTACTTTATCTTTTATGGAAATTTGCTGATCAGACATTACTTGGTGATGTACAAATACCCAAGTCCTCCGATGATTGCGTAAGAGACGATCTTCGTGAACCTGTATTTTGCTTTTAGTCTTTTGTTTTCTTTTTGTAAAACTTGATACTGTTCTTGCCAGCCTTCTACTTTGAGTCTTTCATTATTGATTTGCATCATGTAGTTTTTCTCTTTGGCCTTATAAGAAGTAATGATCGTATCTTGTCTTTTAGACTTTTGTTGCCACAGAGAAAGCTCTTTTTCTGTTTCTTTCAATAAAGATAAAGCGGAATCTCCCTTTATGAGATCCTTTGCTATCATCTTGGCAACTGGATAACTGAGAACTATCTTACTAGTATCCGTAGCGCTTTGCGAAAAAGCTATCGAGCTGAGTAGGAGTGTAATTATCAGCAGCTTTACTTTGTTCATGATAGTATTCTTTTATGATTGTCTTACTCTCTTTTACGTTGTCTATTTGGTGATCAAGTACGTCGATTAGACTCACTTGATGCTGTATTTCTATATCGTGTTTTACGATTTGTTTTTCCAAACTATCCGTAACTTTCGACAAACTGTCTAATCTGTTTTGAAAATCTACCGAAATTTGTGGCTTCGGAGTTATCAGTAGAATTAGATAGTACAGCGCTATGAATCCTAAAACAATATATAAAACTTTTTTGATAACAGGAAGGTTATTCTTTATGGTTCGTAATACTTTATTCATTTTAATTTATTTTAGGGTGAATCCCATTTTACCATTGTCAGGATTATAAGCTGACATGTTCGTTGGTGTGAAAGTAAACGTTGAACTAGGATCTGCGAAGGATTTTAATTTGAAAGACATAGAGTTAGATTTTAGGTTAAAATCCAAATATAACTGTTTTACTTCTACTTTTCCAACAATTCCTTTCAGTGCTTCAGTATATTTTGTATCGCTGTTTAATTTTTTTGCAACTGCTGCGGCTAGCGGAGATATTATTAGTCCGTAATATTTTCCCTTTTTGAAATTTCCCCAATTTATGGGAAAAGCAGGTTTACTCTTTGTAACGGCAAAAAATTGTGCTAAATCCTGTTCTATTTTTTTATCTGCTTTAGGATTTTTATCGTTTGGAATTTTACCGTTAAGTAGTTGTATAATATAGTCGTTAATGCTTTGAATTGTTATATCCTTTTCATTAACTCCCATAATATATGCTAACCTTCCCATCTCTTCTGGATTGTATTTTTTAGCCAGTTTCAAATAGCTTTCTGCAACCCCTGATTGGAAAGCTGATGAAAAGTTTTTATAGAAAGACTTTTCTTCTTTCGTCGTAAGATTTTCTGGATCTACGTCAGATATTATTTTCGTTAGCGTAGCAGAAGCTCCTTTTTTATACTTAGATGATATTCCGTATCCGTCTATAAAAAAGTCTGTCAAGGCTGCGTTACTCTCTTGAGGAAAAAATATCCCTTTTTCTAATTTAACTTCTTTTCCCATCAATATCGCACCTAGAATTTCTCCAAAATCTACGCCTATTTTATCAATGTCTCCTGGTAAAATAACAGACAAGGCTTTTTGTGTGTCTTTTGATAGCGGTATAGACTTTGAATAATTTTTTACTTCGGATATATTGTCTGCTTTTTGACTCTTAACTCCGTTAACGTCTCTAACCAACAAAGACAAAGCTTTCGCTAATTCTTTATTAGGCATGCTACTTAAAGTTGAGTCTACGCTTTTTACTATAGCATCGGAGTTTTTGAAAAGTTTTCCTTCTAGACCAAAAGCTCCAGGAGTTAAAGACTTTCCTCTTATGGTAGACTTTCCCTCTTTTACGGTACTAACTATAAAAATCTCCGATCCTTTTTTGTTCGCTCCTAAGTCCTTTAACAACGTAACTTTATATGTATTAAAAGTTCCTGACCTTGATCCTTTAGAAAATTCATTGGGCGGAATTACGTTTATCTCGTAATCTTTTTTTCCTATTTTGATAGAATCTAAAGCCTTAGTTATCGCTTCAATAGCTTCGCTTTCTCCGCCTATTGTGGTTCTAATATGTTTTCCCTTTTTGGATTCAGGTTTTCCTCCTAAAGATGTAGCTAAAGCTTTAAATAGATCTGCGCTTGGTTCTTTCGCTTCTTTTTTCAACAAAGCTTCCAGTATTCTTCTGTTCTCTGCTAGTTCCTCTTCTCCTCCTTCTCCAGCTGGTTCTATTCCAGCTTCTTCTTCTCCACCAGCGGCCACATTTCCAGTTTTCTCCGCCCAGTCTCCCTCCATTCCAGTGTTGTCCCTTGTGGATTCTTCCGCGCCTTCAGGTCCCTTGGTTTTCAATGGAGTGCCGAATCTAAGCAATCTAGCTATCGCCATCATGCATCTCTCCTTCTCTCCGATTCCTGCTAGATAATACCTTTTTCCCTGGATGGTGGCTTCGTATATATCGTCCTTCATGAAAGTTAGAAAGAAATTTTGACCGTTGTGTAGCTGAACCTTAAACGTGGTTGGCTTTGGCGCCATGATAAAGATTCCGTCTACGAACTCCTTGAAGTCCTTTGTCATGAGTTCTGTCATGATCTCGTTAAGGCTTGAGTACTTCTTGAGTATAAAACTCATGGGATCCTCTTCGAACGATCCTGGTTTTGGAGTTTCTTCCTCCTGATCTTGGTCTTCGATCTGATCTTCTTCGACTTCTTGAAGCAGTCTCTTTAGAATTTCTAAGTCTTTCATCTTTTTTTATGCGAATCTACTCGCTTGTCGCTAAACTAAAAAAATTTATTTTCGTGGTCTACGCAAGCAACGAATAATACTCTTTGAAATGTTTCTTCCTATCTTCGAGTCCTATTGTACCTCCGTTAACGCACTTAGTCACGGCAATCACTGAATTGTCGGAAGCGTCTACGCACTTTCCAAGGCAGTTCTTGTGAAAGAACCACGCTGCGGAAAGCAAAGGATACTTAGTGGCAACTAGGTCCGGATTCTCGAGGATATTTTCCGTAACAACAGTGTCAAAGGCTTTATAGTTATCTTTACCAGTAAGCTGAATGTAACCACGACCACGATACTTCCAGCCATCACCAGATGCTTCAGGACCGTTGCCCATGCGATTGCCATAAACCAAATTAGCGATTTTTTCAGGCTTCCTTTCATACAACAAAGCTTTATCGTTAGTTGGAAAATACTTTTTAAATATAGTACTCAATCCCTTGGCTCCGTAGTTTAGATTCTCTGTTACGAGCTTGAACCCTCCAGATTCGTGACCCGCTTGGGCCAAGAAGTGAGCGAGTTTAACTGGAGTGTCGAACTTAAATTTCTCCATAGTCTCAGGAAGTTAAGCTATCACTGAGTCTGGA